ATACTTAGAAGCTATTTGGACATTTAGAAATCCAGAAGCTGTTAATATTAATGTGTTTGCAACACCTGGTATTGATAATGATTACAATAGTAATCTAATCGAAGAAACAATCGATATGATTGAAGGTGATAGAGCTGACTCATTATATATCATGACAACACCTGATACAGATTTAGCTGGTGACCCACTTAGTGCTGAAGATGTTGCAGACCGTTTAGATGGTATGTATGATAGTAACTACTCATGTACTTACTGGCCATGGGTTCAAATAAATGATACTGAAAACAATGTTTATATGTGGGTTCCACCTACAAGAGATGTTGTTAGAAATATCGCTTTAACTGATAACATTTCATTCCCATGGTTTGCAGTTGCAGGTATTCAAAGAGGTGATGTTGACGCTATTCAGGCTCGTAAAAAACTTACATTGTCTGAAAGAGATACACTTTACGAAGCTAGAATTAACCCAATTGCAACATTTACTACTGACGGTATCAAAATCTGGGGTAATAAAACACTTCAAATTAAAGAAACTGCTCTTAACAGAATTAATGTTAGAAGACTATTGTTACAAGCTAGAAAACTTATCTCTGCTGTATCTATTAGATTGTTGTTCGAACAAAACGATTCAGTTGTTAGAAACCAATTCTTATCTTTGGTTAACCCAATATTAGACAATATTAGAAACCAAAGAGGTTTATATGACTTCCGAGTTGTTCTTTCAAACAGTCCAGAAGATATCGATAGAAATCAATTAACTGGTCAAATATTCTTAAAACCAACAAGAGCTTTAGAATATATTCAGTTAGAGTTTGTTGTAATGAATACTGGTGCTTCATTTGATAACATATAAGGTTATTGACTAAATAATAAAAGAACCCTCTAAACAGAGGGTTTTTTTAAGATTTATTAATAAAAAAGAATAACAATATGATTTTTTAAAAAATTTTTAGAAATCATATATTTATAATAAAAGAATAATAAAAATTAATAAAATAAAAAACTATGGCTGATTTACTAATGAAAATGCCTTTGCCTTACGAGCCTAAGAAAAAGAATCGTTGGCTATTAACATTCCCAGCTGATTTGGGTATTCAACAATGGTGGTTATCTACTGCTTCAAGACCTTCAATTACTCAAAATGAGGTTGAGATTCCTTTTCTTAACACTTCTACATGGGTAATCGGTAGATTTACTTGGGAAGCGATAGACGTTACATTCCGTGACCCAATTGGTCCATCTGCGGCACAAGCAATTATGGAATGGGTTCGTTTACACTCTGAATCAATTACAGGTCGTCAAGGTTATGCGGCTGGTTACAAACGTCCAGTTGAACTTGAGATGCTTGACCCAACGGGTGTTGTTATTGAGAAATGGTTATTAGACGGAACAATGTTAACAAATGTAGGGTTTGGTGACTTGGGTATGGATGATGATGGTATTGCTGAAATTACAGCAACACTTCGTTTTGACCGTGCTATTTTGTTATTCTAGGAACTATTTGATTATCAAATACTTATAAAATATTTTAAAAATAGCTTTATCAAAAGCTTGACTTGTTAAAATTCTTTTAGTATATTTAGATTAAATTATAAATATATTAAAAGAATTTTTATTTTATGGTAATTTGTAAAGAATGCGGATGTGAATTTGATAATTTAGATTCACTAAGAAGACATAGAAGTCAAAAACATGGTATAAACGCTGAACAAACATATATTGATTATGTTTTAAATGGTGTTAAACCATCTTGTAAATGTGGTTGTGGTGAAAAACCTAAATATATGGGTATTGATGTAGGATTTAAGGATTATATTCGTGGTCACGCATCAAGAGTTAATAATAACTGGGGGCACAATCCAGAAGCTATACGCAAATCACATGAAAAACAAAAAAAGATGTACGAATCTGGTGAGTTAAAAATATGGAATAAAGGTTTAACAATGGATGACCCTAGAGTTAGGGATAATATTCAAAAAACCATGTCTAATCCAGAAAGAAGTAAAAATATTTCAAAAGCATTAATTGGTTTATCTAAAAGTGAAATACATAAATTAAAATTAAAAGAAAAATCTAAGCTTAGATGGTTAAATCTGGAAGAAAGAGAAAAGCAATCACATAGAAGGATGGAATATATTATTAAGAATGGTTTTGAGACTAAATCAAAACTTGAGGACAAATTTGTTAAAATTTTATTAGATGAATTCAATTTGATTGAAGAAATTGATTATTACAGACAGTACTACGTAAGAGAAATTAAGTCTTTATATGATATAAAAATTAAAGGTAAACAAATCATGATTGAGATTGACGGTGATTTTTGGCATTGTAACCCTAACTCTAATTTTTCAGAACCAATTTATGATGTTCAAAAAAATAATTTAAAGCAAGATATTGTAAAAAATGAGTGGTGTGATAAAAATAATATTAAGTTATTGAGATTTTGGGAGACTGATATAAAAACCAATAGAGCTGAAGTAGTGAAAATTTTAAAAAAAGAATTAAGTTTATGATATTTATTACTAAATAATAAAACTTAATTTAATAGTACATGGCAAAGGCTAGGAAAGAAGGGAAACCGAAAAGAAATAGAACTAATTTAGTTAAGAAACTAAATAGAATCGAAAAAAATAAAGAATTAATAAACCAAATTGAAAAGGCTTCTAAGTAATTAGAAGCTTTTTTATTTACAAAAAATATTATTGTATTATATTTATTTTTAAAATATAATAATAAAAAATAGTTTTAACATGGATAAAAAACCAAATGTTTTTCCTACTAATACTGGTGGGGTACCTCAAACTAATACTGAAAAAAAATTAACACCAGAGGAATTTGAACAAGAAAAGATTAAAGTGGCTAATGAAATATACGAGTCAACAAAAAATGAATCTGATGTTACACCAACCCATTTATCGGCTGTTGAAATGATGCGTTTAAGAACTGAAGCACAGTTAACACAAAGAAACCAATATGGTATTGTTGTTGACCAATCTTTGGCTGAAGTTACTCCAAATAAAAATAAAACTGTTATTCAAGACTATGCTGAACAAAATAAAGATAGAAATGACGAACAGATAAGACTTAGGGATGAACAATTAGCAAAGAATTTAGAGATGACAAGAAAATACAATGAAATGTCAGAACAATCTATGAATAATATGAATCAACATAAAAAACCAGAACAAGTAATGGAAAACACACAACAAACACAGAACTATAACACACAACAACAAACTTATAGTTCACCTGCTGTACAACAAACAACACAGCAAACTTATCAAAATTATGGTCAGGCACCTTCAAATATTGACCCATATATTCTAGAATTGAGTCAGCCTAACTATAATGCACCTTTTGATGTTATACCTTTGCCTTCTATGGGTAAGTTGTATAGAAACAAAAAACATAGCATTAAAGTTGCTTATATGACAACTTCTGATGAAAACATTTTAAGTAGTCCAAACTTATTAAAAAGTGGTCAATTTTTAGAAATATTGTTAAATAGAAAAATACTAGAACCAGAATTAAGATATAAGGATTTATTACCTGGTGATAGAAATGCTATAATGATTTGGTTGAGAGCAACGGCTTATGGTGAAATGTACCCTGTTACGTTGTTGGATGAGAACGATGAGGCGTTTGATACTGAAATTGATTTAAATACGTTAAAAACAAAAGAATTAGGTGCTGAGCCAGATGACGAAGGGTTGTTTAGCTTTTTATTACCAGTTAGCAAAAAAACAGTTAAATTTAAGTTTTTAAATTGTGGTGAAATTGATGAATTGGAAAAATTAATTGAGAAAGAAAAAGAAAATAATGTACCTGTTAACAATCTAAACACTTATAAATTTGAAAGAATGATTGTTGATGTTGATGGTATTAGAGATAAGAATATGATTAAAGATTTTGCAAATAGTATGAGAATACCAGATGCTAAGGCTTTGGATAATTATATCGATAAGATTGAATGTAATATTGATTTAGAGATTACTGTTAGGACTCCTGGAGATGGGTCCATAACTACCTTTCTTCCCCTTAACCTCGGCTTTTTTTGGCCTGACATCCGAATATAAACCAATAGTGTTAGATGAGATATTCATATGTACTCAACATATGAATGGTATGACCTATAACGATGTTATGGCTATGCCAACATATGAAAGAAGATACTTTTTAGGGTTGTTAGTTAAAAAACGAATTTCTGAAGAAGAAAAATATGAAGAAATGAAAGAGCAATCTTCAACTAGTAATTCTAAAGGTACAAGAAAAACAAAGATTGGTGGTGATACATTAAAAAATAAATTTAAGAATGGAGAAATACCATTAACATAATCCTCAATTTTGGGGATTTTTGTTTTATTAGATATTTATTAATAAAATTCTAATTATGAATAAAAGATTAAAATTAACTGAAACTCAATTCCAAAAAATAAAAAATTTTATTTTTGAAACAAAGTTTGATGAATTAGCAAGAAAATCTATTAAAAAGGGTGATTATATTAACGTTAACACTAAAAGCGGTGTTTTAGAATTTGAAGTTATTGATAGTTTTGGCGGTCAAATTTATATGAAGAATATAAACGCTGGAACGATGCAATTCAATAAATTAGTATTCCTTGTTCCAACATCTTTACAAAATAATAAATTAGAACTTAAAGTGGCTAATGATGCTCAAGCAAATCAAAAACCATTTAAACCAAATACATGGGTTAAAAGCACTGTTAATAATGTAGAGAGTTTTGACGTTATTAGAGATAATAAATTAGTTGATTCAACTGATGATTCAAAAGAAAAAGAATATGTTCAACCAACATCTCAAACACAACCGACACAAGAACCACAACCTGAACCACAACCTGAACCACAACCACAAGAACCAAATGATTCAAATGATGAAGATACAATAGAAAAAGGAAAAATAGCATATAGACAAATATTAAATGACCCAATATTAAAAAAAGCTTTTTATAAAAAGCCAAGTTTTTGGAATTTGTTTGTTAGTGGGTTAAAAGGTGAAAAAGCTACTGGTAAAGGTATTGTACCAACATTGCAAATGTTGGATAAATATAATTTTAAAAAAATGGATAAAACGTTTATTACTAGTAAAAATATATATTTTAAAGTTATTGATGAGGTTCAAATATTCGATGATAATAATAATGTTATTGCAACTTTTTCACCTAATTTAGAATACAAGTGTTTTGTAACTAAAGAAAAAATTGAT